GGCTCCTCAACCTTTGCCGCCGGTGCCTTCTTCTTCGCCAAGAACGCGGGCGCCGTCGATGCCGCCTTCGCGGGGGCCTTCGGCGTGGCGTATTTGTTCACCTGATTCTTCGCGGGGTAGTCGCCTTTCGGCTTCGACACGCCGATGGTCACGTCGATCTCTTTGTGGAGGCAAGGCGCCAAGTCGCTGCCGCTGACGCCGCACGCCTCGCCCAGCTCCTTCACGCGTTCGAGCGAGCTCGCCACCATGTCGGTCATGGTCGGGCGGGTCGACTTGACCGGGTGCTGCACGAACATCGAGCGGCCATCGAGGGGCCCGCCGACAAACGTCAGGCGCAAATTCAAATTTTGGATGTCGTCGGTCTTGTTCATCTCCAGCGACATGCTGTCGACGCGCATGCGCGCCAACTGCGCGGGGAAGACGTTCGAGACTTTCTTGATGTCAGAGACGTTGATGCCGATGTCGAGTGTGCTCATGTTGTTTTTCCTTGTTTCTTTTTTTTGTGTTTGCGGGGGGCCAGTCCCGCGTTCAGCCCGATGTGTCAGCCCAGAATCTTCTCAACGATGGCGCCGAGATCGCACGGCTCCATCGGGTCCAGTTTGCCCGTGCGGTCCTTCGCCATGATGGTCATCGTCTTCGCCGTGCGAATCTGCCGCGTACCGTCGGGTTTCATTTCGAGGCGCAACACGGCGTCAAACGTGTAGGGCATCGACTGCTTCAGGTTGTTTGACGGCACACTCATCGCGTAGTGGTTGACCATCTCGGGACGCTTGGCTGACCCTTCGTTGATCTCCTGCCGGCTTTCCTGAAAAATGAAGACGACCCCGAGATGGGCCACGTCCACCATTTGCCAGAGCACGCCCAAGGTGGCCGACATCATGCCGCCGTAGGCTTGGCGCGGGTCGGGTGACGCCTCGAGCCGGGCGCGGAGTTCGCGGTCTGCCAGGTTGGTCACGGAGTCGACGACGCACCACGCGAAGCCGTTGTTTGGGTCGCTGGCGATGGCGACGCCCTCCTTGACGTCGGCGATGCTGTGGCATTCGCCAACCAGCACGTTCTCGTCCTCGAGCATGTCCGGGCAGCGCTCACGCAACGACCGCAAACCATGCTCGGCTGTGAGGATGAGCAGTTTTTTTCCTTCGGGGAGCAGTTGCCAGATGGCCCCGATCTGTGTCGTCTTCCCCGTGCCCGATTCGCCATAAAGCGCGATCTTGGGGGCGCGGGAATCAATCGCTGCGGCAAGGTTCGTCAATCTGAGGGTCATGCGTTCTCCGTTGTTGCGTTTCCTTGTAGCGAGTGCTATAGGTGCTGTCAACCGCAAAGGAAACAAAAATGCAACTCCGTGACTACCAACAGGCCGCTGTCGACGCTGTCTTTGCCTACTGGGGGCGTGCTCCGGCTGGCGCCTCCCCGCTGGTCGTGATGCCGACCGGCTCGGGCAAGTCCCCGACCCTGGGAGAGATCGTGCGCCGGCTGGTGGTCGACCACGAATGCCGCGTGGTGATTGCGACCCACAGGCGTGAGTTGATTTTGCAAGACCTCAAGGCAGTCAGAGCCGTCTACCCGCAGGCGCAGGTTGGCGTGGTGTCCGCCTCGGTCGGGCGCAAGGAATACGGCTACAGTGTCACCATCGGCGGCATCCAGACGATGATCAACAAGCCCGCGATGCTCGGGCACGTCGATGTGATCATCGTCGACGAGGCGCATTTGATTTCCCCGATCGACGGCACCTCGTACAGCGCGCTCATCAAGGCGCTGCGCACGAAGAATCCGGACATGCGTCTTGTCGGGTTGACTGCGACGCCTTTTCGTCTGCAGCAGGGGTATCTGACCGAAGGCAGCGAGGCGCTTTTCACGTCGATCGCCTACAGCGCCGAGATCAAGCCGCTCATTGCCTCGGGCTGGCTGTCGAACATCGCCACCGGCTATGCGACGGCGTCAATCGACCTCGAGGACGTCGGCACTCGCATGGGCGAATTCGCGTCCAATGACCTTGAGCTTGCCAGCGATGTCGACAAGATCAACGACGCCGTCGCCGCTGACGTCAAGGCCGCGCTCGATGCCGGCCGGACCAGTGCGCTCGTCTTCGGGACATCGGTGGCGCACGCGAAACGCCTGCGGCTGGCGCTGCAGATCCTCGGGGTGTCGACCGACACCATCACCGGCGAGACGCCCCCCGAGCGCAGAGACGAAATCATCACGGCGTTCAAGGCGCGGGGCCTGCAATGCATCACGTCCTGCGATGTGCTCACGACGGGTTTCGACGCGCCTGTTGTCGACGTGCTCGCGCTCGTGCGCCCGACGATGTCGCCATCGCTCTACGTGCAGATGGTTGGCCGCGGCATGCGCACAGCAGATGGCAAGAAAGACTGCTTGCTCCTCGACTACGGCGGCAACATCGCCCGACATGGCCCTATCGACGACGTCAAGGTGCGCGCGAAACCCGCAGGCGACGGTGAAGCCCCGATGAAACTTTGCCCGCAGTGCATGGCCTGCTGTGCTGCAGCTGCGCGTGTTTGTGACCATTGCGGGTTTGCCTTCCCGGAGGTCGTCAGGAAGGCGAACAAAGACGCCTCGTCGCTGCCGGCGTTGTCCGTGCCAGTGCCGAAGCCTGCCCCGGTCAAGCACGAGGTGGGGCGCGTGGAGTGGCACAAGCACAACAAGCGCGACGCCCCGGCCGGCGCGCCTTGCACGCTGCGGATTGAGTACTACCCGCCAGGGGCGTACGCGGTGCGCACCGTAGCGAAGGAGTGGATCTGCATCGACCACGACGAGGGCAGCTACCCGTGGAATCGCGCTTTCGAGTGGTGGAACGAGCATGTTGATGCGCCATTCCCTGACAGCGTCGACGAGGCAATCAAGGTGCTCGATGCGGGATACCTCAAACCGGTGAAGTCGGTGACGACGGACATGGTCAAGGGTTTCCTGACGGTGACTGACATTGAGCATCATCGGCCGCGCGAGCCTGGGGATGACGAAGCTGCGCCGGTCTGTGTGTCCTGCCGGCAGCCTGCCGAGAATGACCGCGAGCTTGTCTACAAGATCGACGCGCAGGGGCGGAAACTGTTCTATGAACGCTGCCCCGCCTGCCGTGGTCGGTTCAGCCTTTGGCTGCCGCACAGTGACCACCTCGAGGCCACCGCCGTCGATGAAAACGCATTTCAAGACCAGGACGACCTCCCATGGTGATCAAGACCCCCCTCGAGGCAGCCCTCTGGTACGCCGAACGCGGCCACAAGGTCTTCCCTTGCTCACCGAACACAAAAGTTCCCTTCGCGCAGACGTCGGGGTGCAAAGAGGCAACCACCGACGTCGTCAAAATCACGGAGTGGTGGACGAAGTTCCCGACGGCCAACGTTGCTCTTGCAACCGGGCTGGCTGCTGGGATCTACGTCGTCGACATCGACGCCGCGTCATCGGAGATCATGCCGCGGCTACCGGAAACATGGATTGCGCGCACGCGCGGCGGCGGCTGGCACTACGTCTACACGATCACCGAACCGCTCCCGAACACTGGCAAGTCTTCGCGCAACGCGCTGTCCACCGACGCCGACACCCGCGGCGAGGGCGGCTACATTCTCGTGTGGCCCAGCATCGTCGACGGCAAATCCTACGCATGGGAAAATGACATCGACCCGGTACCGTTGCCCTCATGGATTGCGGAGAAGGTGCGCCCGAAGGAACTTGCCACCGTTCAGACGCGACAGTCGTTCTCGATGGCGTCGACGCAGTGGGCGACAAAGGCCATCCGCGAGGAGTGCGACCAGATTTCGAGCACGGCGAAGGGTGGCAGGCATCACGCGCTCGTGCGCGGCGCGTTCAAAATCGGGCAAATCGTCGGCGCCGGCCACGCTTCCTACTCGGATGCCGAGCACGACCTGATCGATGCATTGGGGCCATTCAATCTGCCGCCTGCAGACTACCGCCACGCTCTGAAAAACATCGGCCAGAGCCTCAAGGCGGGGATGGCCAAGCCGCGGTCACCGCGTGACACGCGCGTTGTGCGAGCCGACCCTTTTCACGGCGAAGAAATCACGCTCTCTGCGCCGAAGGTGGAACCCAAACCTGACCCCGACGCCGAACGGTGGCGCTTGTTCAACGACGTGCGCGCACTTGGTGGTCTTTGTGATTCGTTCTGCTCATGGGTCATCCGCGGCGCCGACCACCCGCAGCCAGGGCTCACCCTCGCGGCGCTGTTGGCCCTCGGCTCCGTCATGGGCGGCCGGCGGCTCGTCTACCGCCGGGCAACCTCGAGCCTCTACGTCGTGGCTCTCGCTGCGTCAGGTGAGGGCAAAAACCGGCCGCAGTCCTGTCTCGGGCGGGTTGTCGATGACATCTGGCCATCGTTGCAGGGGCCAAATTCGTTCAGCTCGGGGCCATCGTTCACTGATGGTGTTCGCAAGGCCGTCGCGAATGGCACCGGCGTGGTCTTGGTCCTCGACGAGTACGGGATGCAGTTGGGCAACATGATGGGGCCTCGCGCCTCGAGCCACCGGCAGGACATCAAACAATCCCTCACCGAACTCTCCACCAAAGGCACGGACCGCTGGTCTCCGGCGCTGTCGCTGGTTAAAGGCGGCGGGAAGCTCGACCTTGTGGCGCCGGTCGTGACCCTGCTCGGGTCGACAACGCCGGAGTCTTTGCATTCGGTGTTGACTTCCACGGAAGTTGCTGACGGTTTTGTTGGTCGTCACGTCTGGATGAGAGCGCAAGACGTCCTACCCGAGTGGCAGGCGCCAGAGACACGCCCCGACGACGAGATCCCAAACGACGTGCGCCGGGCGATCACGGTGCTGCGCGAGCGCCATGAGACTTGGCATCTCGCGCTCCCGGTCACGTCGGAAGGCGTCGACGTCATTCGGCTTTATGACCCCATCAACGTCCCCGAAGACGACGAGGCCCGCGAGCTTTTGACCGGGTGCAAACGCGAATGCGACGAAGCCAGGCGCACAGGTTCACGCCCCGAAATCCCCGGAGCGGTCTTGGCGCGTCTGCCTGAGTTCGCCTCGCGCATCGCGCTGGTGTTGGCTTTTCTCAGCCAGCCCGAAGAGGTTATCCCGCGCGTCACCGGCCAGTGTGCCCGCGTTGCCGTGGCGCTCGCCACGGAGTCCGCCGCTGTGTTCGCCGCCAGCTTGGCGGCCAACCGAAAAGCAAGATGGGATGACCCGGAGGCGCAGATTGACCTTGTGCTGGCGGCCATCCGACGGCAGGGCGGCGAGGTCACCAAGAGCGGGCTACTCACCAGTTGCCGCCAGTTGACAGCGCGGACTCTCGACGACATCATCGACAGACTGCTTGAAGAAGGGCTTGCCACCATGGAGAAGGTCTCCGGGAAATCGAAGCCGACGACGATGCTTAAACTTCTGAAGTAGTTAATTGTTGTTTGTTCTGCCAAACGGCCCCGCCATCGATCGGGGCCGTTTCGTTTGGCGCGCAAGTTTCCAACTATCTCCCTCTCTCTCTTATAATAAGAAGAAGAAGAAGATTCTCAAATCCTCTAATTATAGAAGAGAGTGACGCATCGCGGCATAGAAAGGTCTCGACGTGAAAGGCCTCGGCCAACACTGGATGGAAGGCATGCTGTGTTCGCTGAGATGGGCCTAGGATACGTTTTCGATGGTGCGTCTGTAGGTCCGGAGGGTCAGACGCTTACCGGGCGTTTTAGGCGGTCTGGTGGGGCGTCGGTGCCCTCGTTTGGTCACAGCAGGAAATGTAATGGGATTGTCATGGTTTGTGTCATGGCTTTGTCATGGCCCCGTGCAGATCCCATCACCCCGACGCACTCCACACGCCGCATCCCAACGCCACCCGCTCTAACGCCGGCGCATCCGGAATCCACGCGACATGCCGATGGGATCTGATCTGGCTGGATCCGGTGATTCGGCCTGATCTGGCTTTGGGAAGCCCTGTAAAAAAAAACGTCAATCAGAAGCTTGACAGCGCGGCGGGTGCGGCGCATGATGGGTTCACCAACCACGGAGCCACAGATGACTTACGCAATCGCCACCGACACCGACCACATCGCCACTGCCCGCACTGCCGACGGAGCACGCACCCGAGCGAAGAAGGAAGCACGCCGCCTCGGTGTGTACGTCAGCGCCTATGAGACGCTGCCGGGCATGGATCGCCCGACGGTGATCGCGTCGTTCACGCCTCGCGGCGTCGAATTCTTCCGCGACGACGAAGGCCGCTGCCGCGCATTTGTCGGCGGTCGGTGGGTGGCCGTCGACTACTCGCCAGCCTGACCCATCCCCCACCTCCTGAACGCAATCCCCGGTTAGCCCGGGGTTTTTGCGTATGACCACCTACACCCTCGACGGCTACATCAACCACCCCGACGAATCGCGCGACATGGACCCCGAGCAGGTCTGCGGCTGCTGCGGCTGCTACGGTGGCGAGCACCACGACGCCTGCCACAACGCCCCGCCCAGCGAAGAGCTGATCGAGGCCATGCTGGCCGAGATGGCGGCCGCCAATGACTGACGCTCAAATCCTCAAAGCCCTCGACGCCGCTGTTGCGGCCGGCAAGGTGCCCGAAGCCTTCTGGTTTCGCTTTGCCAACGACCTTGCATGCGCCGACGTCGTGACGCGTGGCCTCACCGAAGACCAAGCGCGCACCATGCTGGCGATGGCGCTTGACGTTTCACAGGAGCTGCAACCATGACCCCGCTCGAACACTTCCACGCCCTCTACGCGCGGCTCAACGCCATGCACTTCGAGCACCCCGACGTGCAGGACGTCACCGACGCGGTCGATCAAGCGTGGTTCGCCCTCACCGACGCGGAGCGGTTGGCCATCCACCGCGCGGACCTCGCCCGGCTCGTGGCTGCCAATAAGCCGGCGCCGGCGTGGCTGGTCGAGGTGTGCCAATGACCCCCGAAGAACGCGCCATCATCGACGCCGGCGATGCCCTCGCCGCCGCCGGCCGGGTGCTCGAGCACCGCTACCAAGCCTGGCGCAAGACACCCGTGCCCACGCTCTGGACCGACGTGCTCGACGCGGCCAAAGCGTACGAGCTGGCCAGCGCCGCGTACGCGGCTGTGTTTTGCAGGTGTGTGCGGTAGCTGTCACAATTTAAATTGACACCCTCCGCGCCATGGCTATGATGAGCGCACACCACGGGAGCCACCATGCAGAAGTCCACCGCCCTCTTTGTCGCCGCTTTCCTCGTCGCCGCCGAAGCCGATGACGTCTTTGGCCAGTCGGTCGCCCAGGTCGCCCTTGAGTCGATGATCGGTGTCGACCGCGCGTACATGGTGCTGTCGAAGGCGACGATCGAAGCGCTGCGCGCGTGATTGCCGCCCTCTTCGTCCAGCGGTGGGGTTGCTACTCCACCGCACAGTCCGACATGTTTGGCGCTCCGCCAGCGGTCGACCCATGGGACGCGGCACGGGATGCGCGACAGTACGCCGGCCCGCTCCCTGTCGTTGCTCACCCGCCGTGTGGGCCATGGGGCGCCTACGCGCGCCAGGGAAAAACGCTGCGCAAGCTCGGCGACGATGACGGCTGTTTCTTCGCCGCGCTGGACGCAGTTCGCCAGTGGGGGGGGGTGCTCGAACATCCGCGGCTGAGCTCTGCATGGTCGGCGTTTGCACTGCCTCGCCCTCCCGCGGTCGGCTGGTCGGAGCCCGACGCATTCGGCGGCCGGTCGGTGTCAGTCGAGCAAGGGCACTACGGTCACCCCGCTCGCAAGCCGACGTGGCTCTATGCGTGCCGACTCAAGCACTGGCCGACGTTGCCCGCTGGTGCATCGACTACGGTGCGGTGTTGCCAAGACCTCGGGCACGACGAGCGCGCGGCGACGCCAAAGGCTTTCCGCGACCTGTTGATCTCGATGGCGGAGAGCGTGAATGAAGAGTGAACGATGCCGGAGACGGCGGGCGCCCGACGGATCGATCGAGGTGCTGTTCTCCGCCGAGTGCCCAGACGAAATCTGCCCTTGCGGCGTCGGTGTTGCTGAGTGTGCCGCGCCAGGTCCATCCGAGGACGGCGTCGAAGTCTTCTCATGGCGCGGCCGTGCGTTCGGTCGACGCAAACCGAAACGAAAGAAACCATGCTGACCTGGACCCCCACCCTCCTGGCGCTCATCCGCTCACGCCCCGACCTCTGGCACCTGCCGGTGGCGGTGGCTGTGGGGTTGTTGCGCAAGTGACCGCTGACCCCCGCCTCCACGGCCCGCGCCTGCTCTGCGTCGACGGCAGCACCCGCCTTGCCCTCGGCTCCGATGCCCTGCGGAAGGTGGCCCTCGTGGAAGGCGCATCGTGGGCGCTTCTGGACAAAGGCAAACGCGAGCGGGTCACCCGCAGCCGACTGCGTGCGTTGGCGTGGACCACCGCCGAGCCGTACACCGCTTGATTTGTTCCGTTGGTTTTGCGACAAGGGAGACCATGCTTGTGTCTTTGATCGTGTCGCTGGCCGGCTTCGCTCTCGCGTCGCTGGCCGGCGTGTATCTGGTGGCTGCTGTGCGCATCGACGACGACGAGGTGGAGCTGTGACCCACGCCCTCGACACCGCCCGCGCCTACCGTGAGGCAGCCT